CCGGCGTTTTCCTCGACCCGCCCTATGCCGACACGGCAGGCAGGGACCCAAGATGTTACACCGTGGACAGCCTCAAAGTCGCTCACGACGTGCGAGATTGGGCGGTCGAGCAAGGCGGCAACCCCCTTATGCGGATCGTCCTCGCGGGGTACGAAGGCGAGCATGATATGCCCGCCGACTGGCGCGTGATCGAGTGGCAGGCCAAAGGCGGATACGCCCTCCAGGCCGACGAGGGCGGCAACGGCCGCGAGAACCGCAAACGCGAACGGCTCTGGTGCAGCCCAGCCTGCCTGAAGCAGGAAGTCGCCGAGAAGACTACGTTTTTCTAAGGGGGATCACTTGACCGCATCGGTAGACATCACCGACTACAGACCGAACCTCAAGCAGCGGGAGGCCCATGAGAGCACGGCTCCGTTCCTGCTGTACGGCGGGGCCGTCGGCGGGGGCAAGTCGTACTGGCTGTGCATGGACGCTCTCCGGCTGTGCCTGGCTTGGAACCACAACGTGGTGGGCATCTACCGGTGGGAGTTCGCGTCGTTCAAGTCCACGACCTTCGCCACGATGCAGGAGACCATCCTCGGCAGGTACGGCGGGTTCGTGGCCGAGCACAACCAGAACGACAAGTGGATCAGGCTTAAGAACGGTTCCCTCATCCGCTACGGCGGGCTGAAGCCGTCGGAGTCGGCGAGCGCCGACATCCTCAAGGTGGCTAAGTCCCTGGAGCTTAACGCCATCTACCTGGACGAGGCCACCGACGTTCCGCAGAAGGTGTTCAACTTCCTCGGCACCCGACTCGGCCGCGTCCGCTGCCAGTGGGCGGCGACGGGCGAGTGGGAGCGGCCGTCCGGTAGGCTCCGCTGCACCTGCAACCCGGAGATTTGCTACCTCAAGACCATCTTCATCGACAGCCCCAGGCCGGGCCACCAGTTCATCCGCTCGACGTGGAAGGACAACGCCGCGAACCTGCCGGAGGACTTCGAGCAGATGGCCTTTGGCCACATGAGCAAGGAGTGGCGGGCGCGCTACCGGGACGGGGACTGGACGGCGGCCACGGACGTGGACGTCCTGCTGCCGCCCGAGCTTCTGTTGCGAGCCGTCCGGACTAGCCTTCCGGCCGTGGGGGAGGTGGAGCTGGGGGTGGACGTGGCCTCCGCCGGGGACGACCGGTCGTCCGTCTTCAAGCGCGTCGGTCCGAGGGCCGAGCTGCTTTGGGCCGGACACGAGCCGAACATTCTGGTCCTGTCGGCCAAGGTCATGGCCTACGCAGACCGGATTAAGCCCAGAACTATTAAGGTGGACGCCGTCGGTCTGGGCGAGGGCGTCTGGAGGGACCTGGAGCGGGAGGGCTACCCGGTGGTCCCGATGGTGGGTGGGGCGTCGGCCAGGGACGAGTCGCGCAACTTCCGCAACCAGCGGGCCGAGATATACTGGGGGTTCCGGGAGAGGCTTCAGGAGGGGAAGGCGGACCTTCCCGACTACCCGGAGCTGATCCAGGAGCTGGGCACCATCCGCTACAGCCAGTCGGCGAGCGGGCAGACGGTGCAGATCGAGTCGAAGAAGGAGATCAAGAAGCGGCTTGGTCACAGCCCCGACCTGGCCGACGGGTGCGTGTACTGCTATGCGTACGGAGAACCGGAGTTCACGGCGGTGGCGTACTAGGGCCGCAAGGGAAAATGGTCTGGAGGGAATATTGGTCGCGGACTTCATCGACTACATGGAAGTTCTAGGTGCCCTATGTAACTACTGGTGGGGGTTCTCATGCGTTCCAAGCTCGATGGGGAACCATTACCTGTTCGCCCAGGCGTGACCGCGGACGGCCCGTTCGACAGGTTCAGGCCCACGGCGGCTAAGGCCGCCATGTCCCTGTGGAGGGGGTACGGCCGATCTCTGGTTAAGGCCGGGGTGGATCTGGACGACGTTCGGCAGGAGGCCGACGTTCGCCTGCTGGAGTTGATCTCCGACCGGCTTGATCCCTCCGACAAGTACGCCGATTGGATGGTGTATAAGAGCGTTCACGGGCACCTGATGAACGTCTTCGTGACCGGGGAACTCGTCAGGTTCTCCCACGAATCCATCGACCAACCTGGGGTAGACCTGGGGGAAACCGACGACAATTTGACGGATATTCAGAGCGAAACTTTATTATATTTAAGGGGGGACGATAGGCGGTTCGCCCTCTTGGTGGTGAACGGTCACAGGCCGCTCCAGGCGAAGAAGCTGATGGGCTGGTCGAAGCGAGAGTTTCGCGAGGCCGTTGAGAGAATAGCGGAGGCTCTGAATGTCGAACGATAGCAGGGAGTTGCTGGAGAAGGAAGAGCTGGACGTCTTCAAGAAGAACGTCAGCGACACCGATCTGATTAAGGCGTCGCAGGCGGCGGCGATCCTGGTGGAGAGTATGCATACGCCCATCGACGGGCTGGAGCCGCCGAAGGACCGCGAGGAGTGGCTGAACATCTACCGACGGCACGTCTGGAGCTACGCTGGCATCTTCGCCATCGCGAGCACGGTCGCCCGTCTGGGCCGCCGCCTGGTCAGGGTGGATCGGGTGACGAAGAATCGAGAAGAGGTGGCCGACCACGACCTGCTCATGCTGCTGGACTACCCGAACCCGGAGACCACCGGCTACGACTTCTTCGAGAAGGGGATGATCTACCTGGAGAGCTGCGGCAACGCCTATAGCGAGGTGGTCTTCGGAGGGCAGGAGGTCCAGCAGGCCGGGAAGACGGTCAAGGCCGTCCAGACCCCGCGGGAGCTGTGGAGCGTCCGTCCGGACTTCATCAAGCCCGTCCCGTCCCCGGACGGTAAGGGCATCGAGCGGTGGACCTACCAGGCTAAGAAGTGGGGGCGGAAGAAGACCTTCGAGAAGAACGAGATCCTGCCGTGGTCGTACTCCAACCCCCTGGACGCCTACTTCGGGCTGGGCAGCCTGGAGCCTGCGATGGACGACCTTCGGCAGGACGTGGCGATGGCGGCGTGGAACCTGGACTTCTTCTCCAACGGGATGACCCCGCAGGGCGTGTTCACCACCGACCAGTCGCTCCAACCGTACCAGGCCAAGGACATCGCCGACCAGGTGAGGGAGTTCCTGCTTGGCGGTCGTAGGGTCCTGGTCCTCGGCAAGAACATGAAGTGGCAGACCGTGTCCGTCGAGCCGAAGGACGTGGACTTCCTGAAGGGGCGGGACGAGAACCGGCAGAGCGTCCTGGCCGCCCTGGGTGTACCTCCGGTGAAGGTGGGCCTGCTGGAGCACGCGAAGTACGACAACTACCGGCTTCAGAGCGAGGCCTTCCACCGGGACACCATCCTGCCCAAGCTGCGGAAGATCGAGGGGGCGATGGACCTGTTCCTGCTGCCCCAGTTCCCGGACCTCCGGCGGACGCCGAAGGTTGACTGGCGGTTCGAGTTCGAGTCCGAGGAGCTTCTCTCCGAGGACGAGGACATCTTGACCGACCGGGTGATCAAGCGGCTGCGGCACGGGCTGCTGACCATCAACGAGGCCCTGGAGGAGCTTGGCGAGGAGGCCGTGGAGGACGAGGCCGTCGGGAACCTGCGGCTGGTGGACAAGGCCCTGGTCCCGCTGTCCGAGCTGGCGGCCGGGACGGCCGACCTGAACGGGCTGGAGAAGGCGGAGGACGAGATCGTGGACGCCATCAGGAGGCACGAGGACCGCCTGAACGAGCTGGTCGAGGAGAAGGTCCGGGAGGCCGTTGAGGGGCTGGAGCGTTGAAAACGAGCGATTTAAGCCCCGATCTCGCCCAGGGGGTATTATATCCCCCCGTCCCGGAACAGATCGTTCAGATTTGGCTCATTTTTGACCGCCTAGAGCGGTGTTAAAGGTTGATCGGCCATGCGAGAGATACCGCTGGAGACTAGGGGCTTGACCAAGGACGGGGAATCCTACGTCGGGCTGCTCATGTCCGCCGTCCGGGACGTCGGGAAGGACCTGATCCCCAGGACCATCGACGGGGGGAACCTTGGCAAGATCGCCCTGGTGGATCTGGAGTGGCTGCGGG